TCTAAACCTAAGAAGAAATCTCCGTACTTACACATATTTCTTACCCAAGGCCAAAGATTGAATTCAATGTTTAGTACATCATAGAATAAATTGTTTAGAATAGCTTGTATCTCTGAATCTTTTGAACGAATTGTTAATACATCACCATATTCATTCTTTAATGTAGATTCATCTGCGTATATATCGAGTGCTGATGCGATAATTGGGTCATTATCCATAGCATCGTAATCTCTGAATATCTCTCTACGAACTTGTTGGTATGCCATTGATTGTGCACCTCCAGCTTGTTCATAGTATGATTTCTGAAGTTTCGTATATCTATCTCTTAGATGAGATAAATTAGTAATTTGTCTTTCATCGGTGTCTGCAACTCTTCTTCTTCCTTTACTATCTACTGTTACAATAGCTTGGGCTGAAAATAGTTTTCTTAATCTACCGAAAAATGAAGTATCTGCCATTTGTTTTTGTTTTTGTTTTAAATATTTATTATCTTTACTAAATAAAACTCCTATATCCTATAAATATAATAATTTTATATATTAGTTAATTAACCAAGTTAAATCCTCATCTCTATCACCAACTCGCTGTGTCCAAGGGTTATGTTCTAACCCAGCTGGAGTTCCTCCATAGATTCCACTATGTTGTTCAGATGTGATTCCACCTAATGTTTTCTTAGTTAAATCAATTCCTTCTTGTCTTAATCTTAAAGCTGTATCTCTAACCCATAATCCGATTGAGAAACTCATAACCAAGTCATCATTATAACTTTTCATTGCTTCTGCTCTATTCCCCTTCCATATAAATGTAAATAACTCATCTATCAATCTATGAGAACGTACTGTAACTGATTTTTCTCTAAAATAGTCATCTAACTTTGATATTATTAATGGTCTTGTTTTTTGTGTAGTACTGAATCCAGCAACCATTCCTCTTTCTTCAGCTCTGTACCTATTAGTCATTTGATGTTCTACATCTACATATTTTAAATCCTTGCTCATATAAAAAAGATTCTTATAAGACCTATCTATTATTTGTTGGATTACCGCCCAACCTATATTTGCGTTCTCAACCACCAATAATGCTTCATTATACTCTGTTGCTAATGCAACTAAGAAGTTTCCAAAATCTTTTGTATCTAATTTACCTTTATATTCTGCAACTTGAGTTGCTTGTTCTATATCTATTACATGACAAGCGGAATAATCCGTAGAATCTCCTCGTGCAACGTCAGCCACCACCATATATGCTTTATTATAGTCTGGATATTCCCATTTCCAAAGGTTTCCATCAAATCCTGTCTTTTCTAACGGGTCTTGACAATATGATTCTTTATAGAATTGTAATAACTGTGGGTCAATGACTGTATCACCAGAAGAAACGAAATCACAATCACATTCTTGAGCTGCTCCTTTAGGTCCTAATAGTTTTTCTTGCTCATCTCTCCATTCTTTATCTCTTTCAGGATGTACACTCCAATGTAATCTTATAGTATTAAATGAGTTGTGGTTTTCCTCTGCATCAACCCAAGTCTTATGAAAAAAGTTACCAACACCATTTGGAGTCGATAAAATGATTGCATCACCACCAGTTGATAGTGTTGATTGTGCCGATACCCAAATATCTTCAATATTATCAATGAAAGCTGCCTCATCAAATACTAATAATGATAATGCTTCCGAACGTCCAGCATCTCCACTTGAAGATGTTGCCTTAATTTGTGAACCATTCGAATATCTTAATGAAAGTTTGTTATCTTCAATTGTTGTTTGCTTTAACCAACTAGGTAGGTTATCATTCATATACCTAACCTTAGTTACTAAGTTTTTAGCTACCTCTTGTTTGGTTGCGATTACTAATGCATTGAAATCATTATTAAATAACATCTTCCATAACGCATATCCAGCACATAAAGTTGATATACCTGTCTGTCTTGACTTAAGAACTATATTATATCGTTCTTTATTAAACTCACTAAGTGTTCTTTCTTGAAATTGGTATAAATGAAAAGGTATTCTACCCCGAACAGGGTGTTGTATCATACAATACTTCTTCATAAAGTGAATTGGGTCTACCGCACACTTCTGATATTCTAATTTTATTATATCCTTTAAGGATGCCATTTATTTTTTCTTCTTAAATGAAAGTTTCCAATACATAGAACCACCGATGTAAGGAGTTACATTATTATTAGTATTTAATATACCCAAGTCAAGTCCAAATACCTTATCTTTCTTGTCTTTATATAAAACACCAAATTTTGCACTACCTATAAAATCAGCTTTGTTAAAACCTGCACCTATTCCGTAGTACAATTGCCTTGTAGGTAACTCTTTAACAATTTTTGTATTGTATATTGTAGGAAGTTGAAAGTTCCATTCTATTTTCCTACTTATAATCCTATTTTGGGAGATTGTATCTGTAAGAAATCCAAATCCTAATGATGGATTAGGTTTAGTTCCAATTGAATCAATTGTAATCTCAGGTCCAAAATCATAAGTTAGGTTTAAAGTATCTTTTACAATATATTTAGCGTAATAATCTTCAACTACTTTCAGAGAATCTACATCAGCTGGTACTTCAACTTCAATTGTTTCTACCTTTGTAATATATTTTGGTACATACTTTGGTACTTCTACTATTTTTTCAACAAATACTGTATCTATCTTTTGTTCTAAAAGTTCATACTCTTTTCCATCAACTTTTATTATTTCTTTTGGTTCTGTTTCACCATCACCACTACAAGCTCTCATTAATAGTATTACAACTATCAATCCTATTATTAGTATCTCCTTGAAATACTTTTGTAATATATTAAAGAATATGTTCATAATTTTTTTCTTTTATTCTATCGAAACATTCTTGTCTCATCTCTTTTAGTTTGGATATCTCTTCCATGCTGTTATCTATGAACCCACGCATCTCATCTTTCATCTCATCTATGGGTCTTGGTAAAGTAAATGTTTCAATAACTTTACCATCTTCACCGATATGGTCATATGATTGTTTTAAATCATCAATATCTTGTTTGATTGCATCTATCCTAAGTAATGCATCTGCCATCATATTACCATATATTTTATATTTTTCGTAATCTTCATAAACTCCATTAATTCGGAGTTCTCTTTCCATCGTTTTATTACATCCAATACAAAATCCAGTCTTTCTAATTAATTTTTTGTTTGTAGGTCCGAATTTACCAACATGTCCACACTCTGGATTTTTACATTTGTTTAAATCCTCAAGATATTTTCGTATCTCTTGCATACTTTCGTGATTCTTACCTGTCTTTATAGTATAACCATCGTGCTTTTCATATTTATTATGCCCATCTTCCCATACTTCACCAACTTTCCTATCCTTCTTCTTAGCTTCCCAACCTATTGTTGTGTTTTTCTCATAATCACCACCAGTTCTAACCATATCAGATAGTTTTCTACGAGTGGGATGCATAAATTTTCGTTTGAATTCTTTATTTGCCATTATATTGATTATTACACATTATATATGTATATATAAATATCACTAAATTGTAAAAACATAATATATCTTAAAAGAAAATACCTAAAATTTGATTTACGGATGCAAATGTACCTGTAAGTTTGAAGGTTTTACCTTTATATTGGAATACAATACCTTCATTTGGTACGATTTTTTTAGCTCCACCGATAGAATTTAGTCTTTGAAGTTCTAGTCTAAGCTTTTCTATCTTTTTAGGGTCACCTGATTTCTTAACATCTTTAATTGTCTTGTCAATTCGTTTCTTTATATCACGAATAGCTTTATCAGGATTTACAGTTAGTGCAGATGAAGTAAATTCGAGTACTTCGGCTCCTAAACCTAAGAAAATATTCTCAAACTTCATTAAGTTTTGTTTAGATATCTTCTTATGATTATCTTTATCTGTTTTCTTAGCCCATTCTAATGTTTTTTCATCAGTAATGTTCTTTTTATCTAATCTAAACTTCTTATCCATAAACGCCCATCTTTTAACTAAACCCATTTTGGTCTTATTATCCAATGTAGATGGTGATTTCTTATCAACCCATTGTTCCCACCAAGATTGATGATATACTGCTACACCATCTGTATCTTTTAAACTAAATTCTTTTTGTAGTTTAGAGATTTTTGAATTATACTTTCCTTTTTTAGAAGATAGTTTTTGAGATTTAGGTAATTTAACAATTGGTGGTCCTTGAATTGTATAATTATCTTGAACATCTTTATTCACTTGCTTAATCATACCAGCTAACATTCTAGCTGCTTCTTTATTCTCACCTATAGCATTACCATCATCATCATACTCCATAGTTCCGTGAAATATTAATAAAGCTTGTCCATATGTAATCACATTTACTGAAGTTGGGTATATAACTTCGAGATTCATAAAACATGCTCCATCTTTGAACACTTTTTCTCTTTGTTTATCATTAAGAGATGAGATGGCTTTAGATAAGTCTTTCATTGCGAAGTTATATGCATCACTCAATCCTCCTCGTCCTTGAAACTTATCCGATACTCCCCTTATATCTAAAGCATTCTCACCTTTATTTTTTAAATGCCCTTTATTACGAGCTGCAACTAATCTTCCATCCTTCCAACTAATTGCTAATGCTTGTCCATCGGTTTTTTCTGTTGTTAAGTCTAGCTCACCATCAAGTGCTCTATTTACAATATCTTTTAATTGACCAAATGTTAGGTTTATATCAGTATCAAATGGATGAGACATATGTCCATATGCTCCACCTTCTGCGATTATTCCTTCACCTAAGAAGTTTTCTTTTTCTTTATTCTTAATCCATAATCCTATTTGTGGTCCTTTGATATCTGATGGTACATCTTTACCACCAACTGATAAATTGAATTTAACAAACTTACCCATATCCTTACCAATTAACTTTCCAAACTTTTTAATTTGGTCATCAGATAAAGATGTTTTGTTTTGTAACTTTTTGTAAGTTGCTATTTCTTCTGGTTTGAAATCATCCAGCGTTACTAAGAAAACTATGTTATTTCTTTCATCGTTTGAATATGTTAACTTATTCAAAGTTTTAGTCAATACCGATGGTTGATTCTTTCTAAGTAGATTTGCTAAAAATAAAATGTAATCATTATCTTTGATATAAGGTTTGTTTATTTTTAGATTTGGAAGTATAAGTGATGTGAATCCAATCTTATCACATAACTCCATATATTTTTTAGTATCTTTTGCTGATTTAAGAGATTTTACAAATTCATCTCTAATTCTTTCAGAACTAACTCCTTTTAGTGATGGGTCTTTTTGTAAAGCGTTTAGTAAATCTTTATCTAAACTACCACCTAATCTAGCTTGGAATCTTAATGCTCTTAATTTTCTTAGCGGGTCCTCTTCGAATCTTTCTTCTGCTTTACCAACTGTTCTGATATTTTTCTTTTTCAAATCTGCAATACCACCAACTAAATCTACAATCTCTTTTTTGTCAATATCATAGAATAATGCATTTACAGTTAAATCTCTTCTCTTAACATCACCTTCTATATCTGTATAATCAACTGATGAAGGTCTCCTACCTTTACCAATATCTTTTCTAAATGTTGCAATCTCATGTCCACCAACCATTACAACACCAAATGATTTACCAACCTCAACAGTTTTCATTCCTAAATCCTTAGCAATCTTTAAAACCTCATCAGGTTTTGCATCTGTTGCCAAATCAAAGTCCTTTGGTGATTTACCAAGTATAGCATCTCTTACTGCTCCACCAACTACATAAAGTTTTTTACCATTCTTTTTAAATCCTTTTTGGATTTTAATGATATCCGATGGAATTCTTAATTTTAAAGTAGATTCATCCAATCCACTTCTATCGTGTTTAGAGAATTTACTTAACTTATCGAAAGCTCTGAATGATTTAACTTTATCTACCTTCTTTGGTCTCATATCAGATAGTTGTTTGTACTTCATATGGTTTTTAACAATATAAAATACATTTGCAGTATTACCACCGACTGATTCTATAAACTTTTTGTATTTCTTTACCAATGAAGCAGATACCTTTTCATGTCCAAAGTGTGTGATGTGTCCTTTCTTTGGATGGATACCAGCAGTTTCATCTTTTCCTATATCATGAAACATGGCTGCTATCGCAATATCAATATCGTTATCTTTGATTGAACGATTTACAACCATAATAGTATGTTTAAGAACATTACCCTCTGGATGTTTATCTGCTCTTTGACCGAAGTTTTTTAGATTGTAAACTCTCTTTTGTAAATCCGAAGGCATCTTTTTGAATAGTGATTTGAAATCTGTGATTCCTTTTTCTTTCAATCCTTCTTTTACATATTTGTCTTTTTTCAACATTTGGTGTAATTCACTACCATCTACTTTACTCCATGATTTATTTCCAAATTGTTTTTTCCAAAGTAATTCAAGGAATGTTTTCTTTTCTTTAGGTGATAATCCTTTTAACTTTCTATTGATTTCCCCTCTTCGTTTCCAAACATATTTTTTGAAATCCATATAAAAGAATTCATTAACTCTCTCATCTATTTTTTTGTATTGATAATCTTTATCTGAATCTGTATTACTTCGTTGGCTATCCACTCTCTTTTTAATTTGAGCCATTTCTTTTTTACCAGGATATCCTAATGATTCGTTACCATCAAACTTTTCAGCTTCTTTTGCTCTTAATGCTGGTAAGAATCTAAATCTTGCTCTCTTTAGAACTCTTTTCTTTTTTCTTAATACATTTTTGTGAACTACTTTAGCTTGTTGGATTGATAACTCCTTTTTCTTTTTACCAGGATATAAATCCTTCATAAATTCATCATATACTTGTAGGTATGCTTTTTTGTATGCAATCTTTTTAAGTTTAGCAAGAGGTTTCTTTCTTTTCATCGTTCTCTTTCTCTTACGAGCAATTGCTGCCCTCTTTCCTGCCATAGCAGCTTTTCTCCTCAATAAATCTGCTGGTCTTAATCTACCCTTACTCTCATCTTGTGGCATAGCTTCAGGAAATTCTACATCATCAAAATTAACTCTAAATCCTTCTTTCACTAGTCGGAAAGTTACTACCTTCCTTCCATTGATAGTTGGCATTCCGTGGTCATCTACTCCTATATCTTTAACAACCAATTTCTTATTCTTAAATCTTCCTACTAATATAGTATCACCAATTTCTACTGGTAAAGTTATTACTTCGGTTAGTGATGCTTCAAATTCTTTTTCTACTTCTTTTGCACCTCTTGCATCATCACCAGATTGTTCTTTTTCTTTTTTAATATCCTTTTTATCCGCCACCACTTCATATCCTATTAATGCAGCTTTACGAGTTACGTGAGTAAACCATTGTGAATATGCATTTGATGAGTATATATCAACTTGGTTATTTGGTGTTTTAGTTCCAATTACACCAGCTGGGAAATACGATACTGATAATTGAGGTCCTTTTGGATATTCTGGATGTTCGTAGTAATCTTCAAACTTTTCATCACCAATCATATTGATAACTGTCCATCCTAACTTTGCTGCTCTCTTCGCAGATACTTTCTTAAATGTTTTATAGTTTGGTACAAAGAAATTAGGTCCATCATCAACATCTGCTCCAGTTAGAGAACCCATAGTTATTTCGTTAATAACATATTCTTCGATTCTTTCTTTAGATACGAATAATCCTTCATTCAATCTATCAGTAACCATCTTAAAGATAGTTTTATTGAATTTACCATATGCAGTATCTTTAAAGAACTTTTCTTTTTGGTCATCTGAACCTAAAGATAATCCTTGCCTAACTGATGTACCACTTATTCCTCCTCCTTGTCTTGGTGCCACATAAAGATATCCTCTATCTTCATATCCTTCTGTTGGATTACCATCCCACTTTTGAAAGTACTTGTGAGATAATCTACTTGCATCTTTTTCACCAACAACAGTTACAAATGCTGTTGTATTCTTATTAAACTTTTTAAGTACTTCGGTAGGGTTGTAAGGATTCTTAACTTGAACTACTTTGTTCTTTGGAATTGGAAACATAGTAGTCATTATTTGTTTCTTCTCTTTGAAGTTGAATGGTGAACGTCCTTTTTCTGTTTTATTAGATGTTCCTATGAATACATTCTTTTTACCGAATTTCTGTGTAAGGTGTTTATAGACAAGGTAATGTCCTTTATGCATAGGTTGGAATCTCCCAACATATACAATAACTGTATCTTTTATTATAGATTCCTCTTGTAGAATCTGTTCAACTAAATAATTACTAAGTTTGCTCATAGATGTACCTTATCACTATATAAATATAATGAAAGAAAAAAGGATGTTATTTTTTATAGACAAATGGGTCTCTCTTTTTTAACTCTTTAATTTTCTTTTTATATAGACGTTCCATTTTCCAATCCATATATTTCTTTTTAATCCAAGCTATCATATTAATAAGTAGATTTAATTATTTGTAAAAGGTTTGTTTTAAATTTTTTGGAAATGAGATTATGAAAATCATTAACTATATCAAATAATAATTTTCTATTGTACTCAACAATTGGTTTTATATTTCTCATCCATTCTAATTTTTCTTCATCAGTTAAACTTGTTAATCTTACAATTTCTCCCATAATCAGTTCACACCTATCTTCAGCCTTTTTAACTGTATCATATGTTTCATCAATAAAAGGTGAGAATGTTTTGAAACCAATTGACTTTAATTCCTCTAAAGTTCCCAAACTACCAAAAACTATAAATGGATGACTTTGACCAATTGGTTTAAATACTTTTTCAGAAATATAATATTCATTTGGAGCTGCAGATGTTTCTGTTACTACTGAAAACATTGAATCATTATAAGTAGATGCATCTTCCCAATGTAATCCAAATAATTCTTGTAAATTATCGTGGTCATAATAAGAAGTTGGTCTGTTTTCTTTGATATCAAATAAATGTTTATCTATGAATTCAAAATCCATCCATTCACGTTGAGCTATAATTTCTAAGTCTTTTGTTTCATTAATATTGTCATCTATTGTAAAATCATATGTTACTATATTTTTTTCTAATAATCCATATTGTTTTAATTTAGCTAATAGATAAAGTCTGTGTGTTCTTAATCTCCTATTAAGACAATTAAAATCATATTTCCTTACATATCCAGTTTTATACTCTCTTGATATTTTATCAAACTCATTATTTTTAAATAACTCTACAAATTCTTTTCCCTTTGCCCCATACACCCAATGGCTATAAAGTAGATTTATTGGATTTTCTAATTTATAATGTCCAATAATATATTTCATCCATCTTTCTTGATTGAACCCAGCAAATGTAAAAATTACTTTATTTTCTGGTATCTTAAATTTTTTTAATAATTTCTGAAATGAGTCGATACTGCTATGGTGCATTACACCTTCCCAATGATAATTTATAAACAAATAAAAGTTTTTATTATTTTGTAAATGATTTAAAGCTTTCTTAGAAATTTTACCAACTCCTTCATTTCTATAAGATTGATTATATCGAATGTCTCCGTCTGGTTCTTCTATGTGATTTAAAAAATGCTGGCCGCTTCCAAATAAATCTACTATATAAAGATATACATTATCCCACGCTGAACTCTCATTATTCTTTACATTGGATATATGTTTATATTCAATTGGTAAATGGTTCAATTCTTCTATAAATGGCATTGTCCTAACAGTATTAGGAATTCCATCATATTTTTTATTTATATCTTCATCAATCTTCTGAGTAGTTCTAAAATCTGCAGTCTCACTACCCATTACTTGTGGATAACTCCATTCTTCTGGAGTTGGATAGTTTTTATGATTTAAAGATTCTAATAATTCATCTGTATGATTTACAATATCAAATGCATTTGGGAAGTTAGCCCAATCAAATTCATAATCATGCACATAATAAAACTTCATACTATATTATTTTTTTCTTAATTATATTATTAAATATTCTATCATCTTCATTCCTTGCTTCAGTATCATATAACATAAAATGATTGAAATTATGTTCAATAATTGGTTTTACATTTTTCATCCATTCTAATTTTTCTTCATCAGTTAAATCACATAAACGATTTATCTCATGTAAGATATGTGTATATCTATCAAGATCATTTTCTATTGAATCATATTCCTCTTGAATATATGGATGAAATGTTTTGAATCCTTTTTCTTTCAAAAATTTTAACACACCCGATTTTGCAAATAAAATAAATGGATGCGAGTGCATAATTGGTTTTATAACTTTTTCTGATATATAATGTACTTTCGTTTTTTCGAAAAAATATGATTCAGAAACTATAGTAAACATAGAATCTGTGTATGGTACATCTGTTTCCATCCAGAGTCCATGTATATTATCTGTATCATCAAAATCAATTACTCTTTTTGGCTCATCTATATATAATTTACAATAATGATATAACCAAATTTTATAGTCAAATTGTCCTCCTTCAGTAACCGTTGCACCTCCATTATTTAAATCCGTATCATCAGTCATCCAAGTATATCCATGCTCAAATTTATATCCCAATGCATTGAAATCATATGATACTAAATTCTTATCTAATAAGTTACACATTCTTAAATAACATAATAGTAGAATTCTATGATGTCTCAATTGCCTTAGTAGACAATTAAAATCATATTTCTTTTTTTCTACTTTATATTCTAAATTAAAAGTTTGGTTTGCTTTGTCAACATCTCCTAATACATTATCCCATATTTTTCTTTCGTGTGATAAGAAATCACCTGTTATATTCTTATAATCTGCAATCGTTTCTTTATAATCACGTGGTATATATTGTAGCGGCCAGATATATGGAATAAAGTTTAATTTTTTATTTATAATATCAGATTTAGATATATCATTCCACCAATCATCAATATTGTAATTAGCATAAGTTAAATAAATTTTTTCTTCAGGTATTTCATACTTAGCCATCCACTTATAAAGATTTTCCATTTCTTCAGTATAAAGTAAACCTTCATAAAAATATGAAATCATTATAAAGAAATTTGGAGCTGTCTTTAATTCTTCTATAACATTTTTAGATATTTTATCAAATACCATATTATCATAATCTCCAATACTATTATTGGCTTGTGAGTATAATGCTACTGGATAAAAATATAATATATTCTGATTAAATTTCTTTTTCTTTTGATTTGTCTTATACTTATAAAAATTTATAGGATTTTTTAAGTCAAAAAAGGCTGGAATTTGATTATATGATTGTGGTGCGGTTTTATATTTTTTAGAGTACCATTCTAAGTACTTACCAGAATCAAAATGATTTTGGTCATCATAATATTCAAAAAATGCTCCATAATCAATACAATTGTGAGTACATTGGCAGCTGGTAAAAACTTCTTCGTGTGGAGGTATTGTTGGGAAATTATAATCGTAAACAATATTAACCTCTTTAGTTTTCATCTATTGATTATAATATAATTCTGGATATTCTACTATAATATGTACTCCACCTTTTGATAATGCTTGTTTATATGCAGGTACAATCTTTTCTACTTTATCTAATTTATGAATGGTGCAATTTGTAACTATTTGTTCAAATGCATCTGTATAATCTGCTTTATGTTGATGACCTGGGTCAAGTGGTTTATCACTTCCCTTACCAACTCTTACAATTACATTTGGTTTCCATTCTCCATCAGACATTGCTTCTAATTTATCTAAATGATTTACTAACTGATTACAAGCGAGAATTAAAAAATCCCAACGAGGATAAAAAGTAACTACTTGATGACCGGTCATTGCCAGTCCCATTGTCATTCCCATTTGGGTTTCTTCCATCACTGGTGTTTCTATCATTCTCTCTTTTGGTAATCCTTCAATGGTTTTACTCATTGGGTTACCATAATAAACTATTTGTTGTCCGATGAATATTGTTTTATCATCTTCCATTGTAAGTTTCATTGCTTCAGTTAAAGCATCTAAATAAGGTGTGTATTCTGGGTTTGCCATTATGGTTTTGAATTTGGGTTATATTCGTGTTTATGTTCTTTGTACCATTTAAGTGCATCTTTTAATCCACTCCTTAAATCGTATTTTGGTTTCCATCCTAATTTGAGTAATTTCTCATTTGATAGTAATCTTTTTGGAATCATTGGGGCTTTGTTGTTTACGAATTCGATAGGATTGTCGTTATCCTCCAATTCTTTGATAAGTTCTAATACTTCCATTACAGTATGCCCTTTACCATAACATACATTGTAGATATCATATTTATCTACCTTCTCTGCAACAGTTATGAATCCACTTACCATATCATCAACGTGAATAACATCTCTAACTTCAGTTCCATCACCCCAAAGTGGAATTGGATTTAAGTTATCTGCTACTTTTCTAATATTAGCAGGTGTTACGTGGCATTTTTCGAAGTCATACTTATCATTTGGTCCGAATGCGTTTGAAGGTCTAATGATTATACACTGCATTGGGTCATGTATTTGATTTGAAAAGAAATCACAAAGTGTTTCTCCATATCTTTTCATCCAACCTACTGCTTTATATACAGGATATATGTTTGGAGTCTGTACTTCCATCTCTTCTGTACAATATTCCTCACCAACATCAGGATATGTTGTGTTTGATGATATAAATATAAATTTACGAACCTTATTTCTCCAACTTTGTTCCATTAAGTTAACATTCATCTCCACATTGGGTGTAACATGCAACAATGGGTTTACTTTAGTATCTAATGCGTTTGATGTGTTAGCTGCAGCATGAAATACTACATCTACATTCTTAGATATCCTTTCACAGAAGTCTGCATCTTGTAAATTACCTGTTATATGTTCTGTTTTCCATTTATATCCATCTCTTAGCTCTCTACTAAACGATGTTGTTCTTATATCGGTAAATCCTTGTTCAAAAAGTGATTTAACTAATCTAGAACCAATGAATCCACTAGCTCCTGTTACTAATATTTTGTCTGTCTTGTTCATAATGTTTATATGTGTTTTTAATTCCTTCTTTAAATCCTAATTTTGGTAATAATCCGAATTCTTTTTGTATTTTAGTACTCATTCTTCTTCTCATATCACCGTTGGGCTTAGAAGTGTCCCAATTTATCTTAATTTCTTTACCACTAACGCTTGAAACGGTCTCAATCATTCTTTTTATTGATATTTCTTCACCACTTCCTAAGTTAGTTGTTATATGTAGTTCAGTTTCGAAGCATTTTATACATCCATCAGCTACATCACCTGCATAAATGAAATCTCTTGTTGGTGTACCATCTCCCCATGCTTCTATTTCACCATCAGCTTCATAAACCTTTCTACAAGTTGCCCCAATTACAGTTGCACCTTCTCCAAAGTTATCATATTCACCGAAAATATTAGCAGGTCTAACAATTGTCCATTTATCATATCCATGCTGAACCTTATATGCTTCTAAATAAAGTTCGGGTATCCTCTTACTCCAAGATGGAAACCAATCATTGGGAGATGGTAGTGTACTCCATACCGAATCTTCTACAAATTCTTCTGCGGGTTCATAAACTCCAACCGATGACATAAAAACTAACCAACAATTGTGTTTATAACAATTATCTATAATATTTGTATTAACTTTTATCGATGGTTCTAAGAAATCTAATGGTTTTTC